AGTCGCTCGGACCCAGACTGGCGCTGGTCAGCAGTCCGCATTTTCTCCAAGACCCAACACAAAACAAACGACAACTCCATCTTTGGGAATTGGAAAGCCTGCCAAACTCTCGCCCTCATGCACGACGCCGTCATCCTCCTCTTGGGACCAGTCAAGAAATATCAACGCATCTTTGACAATCAGGATCGCCCATCCAACATCTACGTCCACGCCGGGCACACACCCTTCGAACTTTCACAGTGGTGCCAAGACCATCTCACCGATCAACCTCACCTTGCCAACGACTACACCGCCTTCGATCAGTCCCAACATGGTGAGGCCGTAGTCCTCGAACGCCTCAAAATGCACCGCCTCTCCATCCCTCAAGCCCTCATCGACCTCCACGTCCACTTGAAAACTAACGTTGACACCCAATTTGGCCCCCTTACCTGCATGCGCCTCACCGGAGAACCTGGCACCTACGACGACAACACCGATTACAATCTAGCCGTCCTTTTCACCCAGTACAATATCACCTCCGAAGCCGTTATGGTTAGCGGCGACGATTCCCTTATCGACTCCATCCCCCCCCTCAACCAAGCCTGGCCCTCCATTCAACCCCTTCTCTCCCTCCGCTTCAAGATTGAGATAGACAAGTATGCCCTCTTCTGTGGCTACTTCGTCGGTCCCTCTGGAGCCTGCCGCTCGCCCCTCGCCCTCTTCACGAAACTTGCCATGGCCATAGACGACAGCACCATCCCAGACAAGCTTGTCAGTTACCTAACCGAATTTTCTGTCGGCCACTCCCTCGGGCAATCCATGTGGAATCTGCTCCCCCTCTCCCATGTTTCCTTTCAATCTGCCTGCTTCGACTTCTTTTGCCGCCACGCCCCCCCCGCCCTCAAAGTCGCTCTCAACATCGGAGAAATCCCCTCCTCCACTATCAACTCCATCCTCTCTGCCCTTTCATCCATCACCGCCCCCGTTTGGAGCATGCTACCTGTCGCCGCCCGTCGTGTTTTCATCGCTTCCAAACGCTCCCCCACCTCATCTTTTCTCCCCATCGCTTCTCCAAATGAGGGTGAATTGCTTCCAGAATTGCA